ATGCACTTTGGCTTGAGCCCTGCGGCCCGTGGCCGGGTGCAGCCGTCCAACTACGTGCAGCCCAGCCTGCCGGGCATGGAGCCGAAGCCGGAAAGCCCGGCCAGTGGCTTTGCGCGCTTCTCGGTGGTGGGCCGGTGAACCCTTATGTGGATGCCGCTCTGGGCTATGCCCAGGCGGTGCTGGCGGGCGAGATTGCCGCCTGCAAGTGGACGCGCCTAGCCTGCCAGCGGCAACTGGATGACCTGGAGCGCGAACCGAGCGACGATTGGCCTTGGGTGTTTGACCCGGACCGCGCCGCGCGGCCGTGTGAGTTCATCGAGCTGCTGCCCCACATCAAGGGCAAGTGGGCGCGGGAAGGGCGGCGGCTGCGGCTGGAGCCGTGGCAGTTCTTCTTCCTGACCACGGTGTTCGGCTGGGTGCACCGGGAAACGCGGCTGCGCCGGTTCCTGGAGTTCTACGAAGAGGTGCCGCGCAAAAACGGCAAGAGCGCGATTGGCTCGGGGCTGCTGCTCTACATGCTGGCAGCTGACGGTGAGCATGGGGCCGAGTGCTACACGGCGGCCACCACACGCGACCAGGCGCGCATCGTGTTCGATGACGCCAAGGCCATGGCCGAGCGGACGCCCGACCTGCGTACCTATCTTGGCGTCGCGATCATGCAGCACAGTCTGACGGTGGCGCACACGGCCAGCAAGGCCGCGCCGCTGGCGGCCGAGGGCAGCACGCTGGACGGGCTGAACGTGCACTTTGCCCTGCTGGACGAGCTGCACGCGCACAAGACGCGGGCGGTGTATGACGTGATCGACACGGCGCGGGATGCGCGAGAACAGTCATTGCTGGGGACCATCACCACAGCGGGTACCGACCGTGCGGGCATCTGCTACGAGCGGCGCACGCACCTGACGAAGATTTTGGAGGGCGTGATTCGGGACGACCGGGTGTTCGGGGTGATCTACACCATCGACGAGAACGACGACCCGTTCGACCCGGCGGTGTGGGCAAAGGCCAACCCGAATTTCGGGGTGTCGGTGCTGGCGGACAACATGGCCGCTGCAGCACGCAAGGCTGAGGCGATGCCCTCGGCACTGAACAACTTCCTGACCAAGCGCCTGAACGTGTGGGTGTCGGGTGAGTCGCCCTGGATGGACATGCGGGCCTGGGACCGGTGCGCCGAACCGGCGCTGCGTGACCTGAGCGCCTACGCGGGCCAAGGCATCAAGGTGTGGGCCGGGCTGGACCTGGCTCAGAAAAAGGACTTCGCTGCCCTGGTGGTGGTGTTCGAGTCTGAGGGCCACTGGATGGTGTGCACACGCCTGTATTTGAACGAGATCGCCATCCAGGAGAGCGGCAACGCCCACCTGAGCGGCTGGGCCCGGCAGGGCTACGTGACGGTGACTGACGGCGACATCACCGACTTCGACGTGGTGGCCGACGACATGCGGCAACTGTGCCGGGACTTCGATGTGCAGGAGATCGCCTTCGACCCGGCGCTGAGCATGTATTTCGCGGGCAAGCTGATCGAGGAAGGCTTGCCGCTGGTGGAGATCACCCAGCGGGCGCTGTTCTTCACGCCGCCGCTGATCCAGGTGGAGAACCTGGTGCTGGAGCGCAAGCTGATGCACGACGGCAACCCGGTGATGACCTGGATGGTAAGCAATCTGGTCGTGAAGGAAAGCAAGTTCAACGAGCTGAAGAGCCCCACCAAAGAGCGGCCAGAAAACAAGATTGATGGGCCCATTGCCATGTTGATGGCGCTGGGCAGGGCGTTGGCCAACGAGCCGACAGACACGATTGAACAAGGATTTGTTGCGCTATGAGCACCACCACCTGGAGCGATGTGCAGGCCAAGGCCCGCGTGCCTGGCTCTGCCATCCTGACGCAGTGGCGGGCCGAGCGTGAGGCTGCGCGAGGCGTGGCCAGCATGCACAACAGTAGCAACGGCCGCACCGACTGGATTGCCAGCAGCGACCCACAGGTGGTGGAGCTGTTCGGCTACTCCCGGGCCGCCTCTGGTGTGCATGTCACGCCGGAGTCGGCCAAGCGGGTGTCGGCGGTATATGCGTGCGTGACCCGCATTGCCGGTGGCATCAGCCAGTTGCCCCTGCACCATTACGAGCGCATCGATGGCGGCCGGCAGCGCGTGATCGACTCGCCTTACTGGTGGCTGTTCAACGAGTCTCCTCACGCTGGCTGGACCTCGGCCAGCATGTGGGAAATCATCACCCAGTCGTTCCTGCTGCGCGAGTCGGGCTTTGCCTACATGCGCCGCAACAAGCTGGGCCAGATCAAGGAAGTGGTGCCGCTGCCCTGGGAGGGCGTGACGCCGGAAAAACAGAAGTCCGACGACTCCTACCGGCTCAAGTACTACGTGAACGACGGCCTGCGTTCCTACGGCGTCGACCAGGACGACATGCTGCACATTCCCGGCTTCGGCTTCGACGGGGTGCGGGCCATGAGCGTGATCCAGTACGCAGCCCGAAACGCCACCGGCAACGCCATCGCCATGGACGAATACAGCGGGCGGTTCTTCTCGGGCGGCTCGCACCACAGCATCGTGCTTGAAGCACCGGGGAAGATGAATCCGACGCAGATCGACGCGCTGCAGCAGGCCTATGCCAACAAGTACAGCGGCCTGGAAAACGCCCACCGCCTGCCCCTGGTGCTGACCGAAGGGCTGAAGGCGAAGGAAGTGAGCATCAGCGCCCAGGATGCGCAGTTGCTCGAGGCTCGCAAGTTCCAGGTGGTGGACATTGCCCGCGCCTTTGGCGTGCCGCCCCACCTGATCGGCGAAACCAGCGCGGCCACGAGCTGGGGCCGTGGCCTGGAAGAGATGAGCCGGGCCTTCATGCTGTACACGGTGCAGCCGCATCTGCGCCGCATCGAGCAGGAGCTGAACCGCAAGATTTTCCGGACAGCCAAGTTCTATATGGAATTTGACCGCGACGCCATGCTGGACGGCAACAGCAAGGCCCAGAGCGAATCGTTCAGGATTGCTCTGGGTGGACCCGGCGCTGGCCCGGGTTGGATGACGGTGGATGAGATCCGCCGCAAGAAGAACCTGCCCCCCATGGGCGGCGCTGCTGCTGAGCTGTTTCGCCCAGCAGATAAAAACGCCCAGCCTGAAGCCAAACCCGACGAAGAAGAAGGAACCCCAGCATGAAACGACTGCTGCAACTGCTGCGCGAAAACGCCGCGCAAGAGCGCAAGCCGCTCAACCTGGTGCGCAACGAGGCCGACACCGATGCCACGCTGTACATCTACGACGTGATCGACCCTTACTGGGGCGTGAGCGCCGAAGGCGTGGCCAAGGCCATCGCGGGCCTTGACGCCTCCGCCACGCTGCACCTGCGCATCAACAGCCCCGGCGGTGATGTATTCGAGGGCCGCGCCATTCGCACGGCCATCGAGCAGCACAAGGGCAAGACCATTGCGCACATCGATGGCCTGGCCGCCAGTGCCGCCACCACCATTTCAGACGGTGCCGACGAGGTGGAAATGGCCGCCGGCTCGTTCTACATGATCCACAACGGCTGGACGTGGATGTACGGCAACAAGCACGATTGCCGCAAGACGGCTGATCTGCTGGACAAGATCGACGCGGCGATCGTGGCGGACTATGCGCGCCGCACCGGCCTGGACGTGGCCCAGCTGGTGCAGTGGATGGACGATGAAACCTGGTTCAGCGCCGAAGAGGCGGTGGAGCATGGCTTTGCCAACCGCCTGATGGAAGCCCCTGCAAAGGGCGGTACCAGCAACCAGGCGGGCCGCCAGTGGAACCTGGCCGCCTTTGACCACGCCCCCAAGGCCCTGACCACGCCCAAGGGCCCCGAGCCTGACCCTTCCATTGAAGCCGCTGCCCAGCGTGCGCGCAACGAGCGCCGCCTGCAGCTGCTCACCCTGATCGACTGACGCGCTTCCGCTTCAGCGAGCTGGCCACCACCTGGTGGCCTTTTTTATGTGCTGTAACTCGAAAGGAACGACATGAACAGCATTCAAGCCCTGCGGGAGCGCCTGGCCTCCCTGAAGAAAGACGCCCGCAATCTCTTGGAAAACAAGGGTTCGGCCACCTGGTCTGCTGAAGAGCAGGCCCAGTTCGACAACCTGGTCGACGAAGCCGAGCGCGTGGAACGTCAAATCGACGCGCACCAGAAGGTGCTCGACGACGACGCCGACCGCCACTTCAAAGACGTGCAGCGCAAGACTGGTGACCAGGTGCGCGACGAGGCCCGTGACCATGGCCGGCAGGCGCTGGAGATCTACCTGCGCACCATGACCAAGAACATGACGCCGGAGCAGGCCCAGCTCATTCGCAACACCATGAGCACCACCACGCCCAGCGAAGGTGGCTACACCGTGCCCAGCACCATCTCCAGCTCCATCATCGATGCGATGAAGGACTACGCTGGCATCCGCCGCGTGGCCGGCCGCATCGTGACGGCCAGCGGTGCGCCGCTGTCGTACCCGACCAGCGATGGCACCACGGAGGAGGGCGAGATCATCCCGGAAAACCAGCCCGCCACCGACGAAGACATCAGCTTCGGCACCGTACCGCTGAACGTGTTTAAGTTCAGCTCCAAGGTCATCACCGTGCCCATCGAGCTGCTGCAGGACACCACCATCGACATCTTGGCGCTGATCAACAACCGCATCCGCGATCGCGTCGGCCGGATCCAGAACCGCCTGTTCACCACAGGCGACGGTTCGGGCAAGCCCTTTGGCCTGGCGCACGTGGCACCCGTGGGCAAGACCGGTGCCACCGGCCAGACCACCACCGTGACCTACGACGACCTGGTGGACCTGGTGGACAGTATCGACCCGGCCTACATGACCGACAACCTGCGCTTCATGTTCAACCAGACGATGCGCCGGACCATACGGAAGATCAAGGACACCACTGGCCGCCCCATTTGGACGCCCAGCTACGACGCCGGGATGAGCGCCCGCACGCCAGACCTGCTGTTGGGCTACCCCGTGGAGCTCAACAACCATATGGCCGTGCCTGGTGCGAACAACAAGTCGATCACCTTCGGCGACCACAGCAAGTACATGGTGCGCGACGCCATGGAAGTGACGCTGTTCCGCTTCGAGGACAGCGCCTTCCTGAAGAAGGGCCAGATCGGCTTCCTGGCCTGGTGCCGTGCCGGTGGCAACCTGCTCGACACCAACGCGGTGAAGGCCTACCGCCACAGCGCCACCTGATCGGGTGAATGAAGGCCCGGCCCGCCACTGTGCGGGCCGGATCGCAACCAATCAAGGATTCCCTCATGAAAACCAAACTGATTGCGCTGGTCGCGCTGGCCGTTGGCCTTGTACCCGACTGGGAGCAACCGATCGCTGAAGGCGATGAATTCGAAGTCTCGCCCGACGTGGCCGAGACGCTGCTCACCGAGGGCAAGGCCAAGCTGGCCAACCCCACGCCTGCGGAGAACGCCAAGCCGCCCGCCTCGGCACCGAAAGCCATCAAGGTACGCCTGCTGGTGGCCTGCGAGCATGGTCAGCCTGATGACGTGGTGGAGCTGCCCTCAGCAGCTGCCAAAGTCCTGGAAAAGGACGGCTTGGCTGACAGCGACAAGGCTGCTGTGGCTTTCGCTGCAGGCTTGCCTCAGAACCAGCCGAAAAAGCGGAAGTAAGGCAGTGACGTGGCAGCTCCCGTTCGCACGAGTAACCCCACCGAAGAGCCGGTGACCCTGGCCGAGGCGAAAGCCCACCTGCGGGTGGACTTTCCCGATGCCGATGCCTACATCGGCGCGCTCATCACCACGGCCCGTGTGACGGCTGAAGAGCGCCTCGAGCGCACGCTCGTGCACACGCCCTGGCGCTTGACGCTGGACGGCTTCCCGACCGCCATCAAGCTGCCCATGCCGCCCATCGTGACTGTGGAGTCCGTGCAGTACCGTGACGAAGACGGCGATTGGGTTGAGCTGGCCGCGCAAGACTATGTGGTCGACACCATCAACGAGCCCGGCTTTGTGGTGCCCGCACCAGGGGCACGCTGGCCAGCTGTGGGCCCTGGCATCAATGGCGTGCGGGTGAACTACACCGCCGGCTACGGCGCCACGGGGTCGAGCGTGCCCGCGCCCATCCGCCACTGGATGCTGCTGGCCATTGGCGACATGTACCACCTGCGCAACCGCAGCAGCGAAAAAGCGGCCGTGCCTCAGCACTTCGCAGACTCGCTGCTAGACCCGTACCGGATCTGGAGTACGTGATGCAGTCTGGCGACATGGACGCGCGCATTACCTTGCGGCAAAGGGCGGTGGCTCGTGATGCGTTCGGTGGCGAGCAGGTGACCTGGTCGGAGTGGGCGCGCCCGTGGGCCAAGCGTGTCGAGCTCAGCGGGCGTGAGTACCTGGCTGCAAAACAGGTGACCCCCGAGGTGGTGCGCAAGTATGTGATCTTGTGGCGCCCTGGGGTGACTGAGTCCATGACAGTCGAGGCTGATGGCCAAGTCTGGGACATACAGCGGCTGCAGGAGATTGGCCGCCGGCAATGGCTGGAAATCACCGTGAAGGTGCCGACCAATGGCTAATGTGGAAATCAAGGGGCTGCGCGAGCTGATGCTTGCACTCGAAAAGCTGCCTGCCGAGGTGCAAAAGAAACCTGTGCAGCAAGCACTGAGGGCGGCTGCAAAGCCCATGCGTGATGCAGCCATTGCCAATGCATCCGCCTTTCGCGATACCGGCACCGTTGAGAAAAACATCAAAGTCGTGCGGTCCAAGGTTTACAACGGCAAGAACTACGTGCACGGCGTTGTGCTGCGAGTGCTCAACAGCAGCAAGCGCCGGCGTGCCAAAGGCATGGGCGACGCTTTCTATTGGAAGTTCCTGGAGTTCGGCACCGTACACGCGCCTGCGCGGCCTTTCTTGCGCCCGGCGTTTGAGAGCAACAAGGACCGGGCCTTGCAGATCATCCGTGAGCGCCTGGCACGTGGTATTGAAAATGAAGCAAGGAAGCTGAACCGTGGCCGTTGAACTTGACATTTTCGCTGTGCTGAGCAACCAGACAGCAGCCGGTGACCGGGTGTACCCATTGCTGCGAGGTGAAGGCACGGGTCTGCCTGCTCTGGTGTACACGCGGGTTGGCAATGCCCCGGTGAACTCGCTCAGCGGCTCCAGCGGGCTTGACCAGGTGCGTGTGCAGGTGGATTGCTACGCGGCCACCTACAACGACGCCAAAAGCCTGGCTGCATCTGTCCGCCCTTTGCTGGAGGGTGCGCCATTCAAGGCCTTGCTGCAGACCGACTTTGACTTCTACGAACCCGACACAAAGGTGTTCAGAGTGACCCAGGACTATTACTGCTGGCAGAAGTAGCCCGCCCTTTTCCCCTTCCCGCAACCTTCCCGCCTTGAGCGGGTTTTTCTTTTCAGGAGCCATCATGAGTCAAAACGCACTCGAATCTCAAGGCACGGAACTTCGACTTGGTAACGGTGCCACACCCGAAGTCTTTACTCCCATCGAGGAGTTCAAGTCCTTCAATTTTGGAACGGGGTCGGCCGCAGTCATTGATGTGACTGACCTTTCCAGCACGGCCAAGGAAAAGCGCATGGGCCTTCAGGACTGGGGCCAGGTGACCATGACGATCAATTTCATCCCTGGTAATGCGCAGCACGCCGAGCTGCTGGCGGCCAAGGCCGATCGCCAACCGCGAAATTTCCAGATTGTCTTCACGGATAGCCCTGCCACGGTGTACGCGTTCAGTGCATACGTCCTGTCGCTGCCTCTGGGTGGTTCTGTGGACGGAGTGCTCGAGTCCAACGTCACGTTGGAAATCACTGGCGATGTGACTGAGGTTTGATCATGCTGCTCAATCGTCAAGCCATTCTTGCCGCGCAAGACCTGAAAACGGAGCGCGTGGAAGTCCCCGAATGGGGGGGCGCTGTTCTTATTTCGACCATGACCGGAACCGACCGCAACGCCTGGGAGCAAACCCTGGTCAGCGTTAACGGCAAGGTCAACCTGGCCAACGCCAGCGCCCGTCTGGTGGCCTTCTGCGCTGTGGATGAAAACGGCCAGCGTCTGTTTACCGATGCGGACGCGGTGGAGCTGGGCCAAAAAAGTTCAGCTGCCCTGCAGCGTTGTGTGAACGTTGCCCAGCGGTTGAACGGGCTGACAGCGGCCGACATGGAGGAGGCCAAGGGAAACTGAAGCGCCGCCCCGAGCGGCGTTTCTATTTCCAGCTGGCCGAAAAACTCGGCATGCCTGTGGGGGAAATGCTCAGGCGCATCGATAGCCGCGAGCTGACCGAGTGGATGGCCTATTTCCAGATCCAGGCTCAGCCCGCTAACGGTCCCCAGTCCTTGAGAGAAAAGTTCGCCGCAATGGCAAGAAGGAAGTGACATGGCTGCACTAGGTTCACTGCTCGTTTCGCTGGCAGTCGACACGGCGCGTTTCCAGAGCGATCTGGGGAGAGCCGCGCAGAAGATGCAGGGCTTTGCCCGTGATGCAGCCAAAGTGGGCGCAGCTGTGGGCGCGATGGCCACTGCAGCCGCTGGGGCCATGGCTGTGATGGTCAAGGGGGCGATTGACGCTGCTGATGCGAATATCAAGCTGGCCCAGGGCGCGGGCGTTTCTGTCGAGACGCTGACCTCTCTGGGTTATGCGGCGCAGCTCTCAGGATCAAGCACGGAGGCGCTGGGCCGTACGTTGGGACGCCTGGGCAAGTCCATTGCCGACGCGGCCAATGGAACTGGGGAGGCTTCCCGCGCGTTTGATGTCATGGGCATCAACGTCCGCGACGCCAACGGCCAGCTCAAGTCGTCAGACCAGATTTTTCGGGAGGTCGCCGACCGTTTTAGTCAATACCAGGACGGTGCGGCCAAGTCGGCACTGGCCATGCAGATTTTTGGGCGTGAAGGCGCTAGCCTGATTCCCATGCTCAATGCGGGTTCTGCTGGCTTGGCTGCCATGGAGGAGGAGGCCCGGTCACTGGGTGTCACTGTCGACACAAACACTGCCAAGGCGGCCGAGGCGTTCAATGACAACTTGACCCACCTTAGCAAGGTCAAGGAAGGGTTGGTCAATCGAATCGCTAGGGAGCTGCTGCCGACCTTGCAAAACATGACTGACCGCATGTTTGCCAGTGCCAAGGCTTCCGGTGCTCTTGACCAGGCAGCACGTGCTGCAGCCGCTGGCGTGCGCATTCTGTTGAGTGTCGGGGCCATTGTCGTTGGTGTTTTTCAGACGGTCGGCCAGGCCTTGGGAGGTGTGGCGGCAAGTTTGGTCGCGCTCTTTTCGGGGCGGTTCCGCGAGGCTTTCGAGATTGGCAGAAATGTTGCTCTGGACTTTGCGGGCAACATCAGGTCGATAGCCAATACCGTCGCCGCCGTCTGGGATGGTACGGCTCAGAGCATCGCTGGCAGCGCATCTTCCAATGGAGGGCGAATCGCTGCGCCGATCATTGAAGCTGCAGACCGTACCAGTGCAGCTGGCAGAGCCATCCGTCAAGAGGTCGACCGGGTGCAGGAGTCCATCCAGCGCGTGATGGGCAGCATCAATCGCGACGTGGCCACCTTGGGTATGAGCGGCACGCAGGTGCGCTTATTTGACCTGGCAGGCATGGGTGCCAGCCCTCAGCAGCTTGAGCAAGCCCGCCAGATGCTGGCGTTGATCGACGACTTCGAGGCCCGCAACCGCTCGGTCGCCGAAGCCCAGTCGATGCAACAGGCCTTGATGGAAGAGGGCCGTCGCATCTACGAGCAGACGCGTACACCGCTCGAGCAGCTCAACGCCTCCTATGCCCGGCTCAACCAGCTATACCAGGATGGTGCTTTCGGTGCAGTTGGCTCGGCTGCGGCCTACGAAACCCTGGCCCGTGCATTGCAACAGGCTGATGAGGCCTTCCAGTCAGCCACCCAGACCATCAATGAGATGGACGTGTTCAGCAAGCGAGCCGCTGAAAACATCCAGAGCTACCTGGGCTCCACTCTGGCTGACGTGATGAATGGCAACTTCAAAAACATTGGTCAGGGCTTCACCCAAATGCTCAACCGCATGGTGTCCGAGGCCATGGCTGCCAACCTGGCGCGCTACTTCTTCGGTGACATGGTGGGCGGCACCGGCTCTGGCGTGTTGGGCGGCACGTTGCAACGCTTTGTGGGGTCCATTTTTGGCGGGCGGGCTTCTGGCGGTCCTGTGTCGCCCCACACGCCTTACCTGGTCGGTGAGCATGGGCCTGAGCTGTTCGTGCCTGCCACGGCTGGCAATGTGAATGCGTCGGCAGGCATGACGCTCAACGTCACACAAAACTTCACCCTGCAGGGCCAGACGGACCGGCGCACGCAGATGCAGCTGGCTGCAGATGCCCAGCGAGGTCTGATTCGTGCACAGAGGAACCTCTGATGGCATTTTTCGAAGAACGCATGAACCCCAGCCTGAGCTTTGGGGCTCGCGGTGGGCCGGTGTTTTCCACCTCCAAAAGCTACACCACCAGTGGCCAACGCCAGGTCAATCGGAATTGGAGTGCACCCTTGCATCGTTATGACGTAGCGCATGCCATCAAGTCGCAGGACGATTTCGAAGAGGTCATGAACTTCTTCTACGTGGTTTCAGGTTCTTTCGACGGCTTCCGCTTCAAGGACTGGGCTGACTTTCTCGATGCAGGCCGCGGCTTGCTGCAGCTGGTTTCGGGTAGCGAATACCAGATGTTCAAGACCTACACCAAGGGTAGCCGCACCTTCAACCGTGAAATCAAAAAGCCGGTTCAGAGCACGGTGAAGATATTTCGGATCCGGGGCAGTGACATCACGGACATCACGGCCTTGTCCAGCATCAGTTTCACCACCGGCCGCGTGACTGTGACTGGCCACCAGGCAGGGGACGCCTACCGCTGGACAGGTGAGTTCGATGTGCCTGTGGCGTTCATGTCGGACGAATTCATGCCAGCCATTGTTGATAAAGGCGGCGAAGGCTTCCTGATCGACAGCGGCTCCATCATGCTCGAAGAGGTGCGCCTGTGAAGCAGATCCCGGCCGCGCTCCAGGCGCACTACAACAGCGGCGCGACCTGCCTGTCGCATGCCATCGTCATCAAGCGGGAAGACGGCGAGCTGTTCGGCTTCACCAGTCACGACCGCCCGTTCACGATGGACGTGACGCCCTGGGGCATGGACGACCCCGCCCTGGTGTTCGATGCCCAGCAAGGCCTTGACGCCTCAGCCATCGTCACCACAGCCGGGTTTGAGGTGGACAACCTGGAATTGACCACGCTTGATGACGGCTCCTTGTTTGACCGTGACGAGGTGTTGGCCGGGACATGGACAAACGCTGAGTTCCGCATCTTCCGTTACCGCTGGGACGTGTCGCCGGTCACCATTGTGAACGATGTGGAAACGCTCATCCGTGGTTGGTTCGGTGAGGTGACGCTAAACCAGAACACCATCAAGGTCGAGCTACGCGGCTTGGCTCAGAAGCTTCAACAGGGTGTCGGGATTGTTTCTTCCAAGACCTGCCGCGCTCGGATTGGGAGTACCGAAGGCATCAACAAGTGCCGCAAAGACCTCACCAGTTTTACGCACACGTTCACCGTGACCGGCGTCACCGACAAACGCACGTTCACGGCCTCTGCCGCGACTCAGCCTGCCGATTACTTCGGTGAGGGTATCGTTACATGGCTGACCGGCGATAACGCGCCAGGCCGCCATCTGAAGGTCCGCGAGTTTTCGGGTGGCGTGTTTACCCTGACCTTGCCGACCGTACTGGATATTCAAGTTGGCGACACGTTTCAAGCCGTCGCGGGTTGCCGAAAACGTCTGGAAGAAGATTGCCGGGACAAGTTCAATAACGTCTTGAATTTCCAAGGCGAACCGCACCGGCCTACCGTGGACGATCTGACCAAATGAACAATACCGTCCGCATTGCCCGCGAATACTTGGGTACTCCCTACCATCATCAGGCGCGTGTGAAGGGTCACGGCATTGATTGCGTGGGCTTGATCGTCTGTGTGGCGAGGGAGCTTGGTGTATTGACGCCTGACGCCGATGTGCAAGGGTACGGTCGAGTCCCTGACGGAAAAACTCTGATGGTTCACTTGCACAAACACCTGAAGCCGATTGCCAAGTTGGACATGAAACCGGGTGATGTGGTGTGCGTGGCGTTTGACAAATGGCCGCAGCATGTGGGGATTCTTGGAGACTACGTGCAGGGCGGGTTGTCCATGATCCATGCGGACAACCATCGCGGCCAAGTCATCGAGACTCGGCTGATGTTTTCGGATTACATGCGGTTCGTTGCCGCGTTCCGCTGGAGGAATGGTTAATGGCACAGTTAGTCGTTGCCGCAGCCGGGGCCGCTATTGGTGCGGGTATTGGCGGGTCGTTTCTTGGCCTGTCTGCCGCAGCTTGGGGCTGGCAAGCCGGGTCGCTGCTGGGTTCTTTTTTGGTCAAGAAGCCCGAAGTTCAAGGTCCGCGCCTGGGTGATCTGCGCGTCGCCGGGACGGAGTACGGGCAGCCGATCCCGTGGGTTGCGGGTTCCCCCCGGATTGCAGGTCAGGTGATATGGGCAAGTCGCATCCGAGAAATTGCAAACACGCAGAAACAAGGTAAGGGCGGCGGCGGACAGAAAGTCACCACGTATACCTATGAGGTGGATTTGCTCTTCAAGTTGACTGAAAACGAAGTATCAGGCGTTTCTCGTATCTGGGTGAACGGTGAACTGGTATTCGGCAATGGTACAACAAAGTCTGGAGTCTGGGCAAGCATTGCAATTTATAACGGCGAAGACGATCAGATGCCGGACACTATTTATGAAGCTACGGTCGGTCCCGGTAATGCGCCGGCGTATCGTGGAGGTTGCACAGTTCGCATTCAATCGCTTCAGTTGGGCCAAGGAAAGCAAATACCGAATATTACTTTTGAACTTGGAACGATAGAAACATTGATAGATTCTGACGCGCTGCTGTTTGCCAATTTCAACAACGATGTCGACGGCTCCCCGCCGACAGACCTCAGCCCATTCAATCGCATTGCCACAAACACGCCCGGCGCAACTTCGCTTTATCAAACGCCAAGCATCACCGGGTCAGTCGGCGTCAAGTCCTACCTGTCAGGGCGGGCATTTTGGACTTTCCCGTCGTCAGGTCCAGATCAGGTTCCAGCCGGAGATCAGTGGACATACGAAGGCTTTTCTTCTGGTTATGCTTTAGATGACTTGGTGTTTCAACTATTGGTTAGTCCAAGAAATGGAGACGTAATCGGTCAAGTTCGCCTAATACTTGGCGATTCATTTAATCCAACAAACGGATTTCGATTTAGATATTCGACGCCCGGCGGCGGCGGCACGGCCACTGCGCCATTCGACCTTAGAGCATACATAAACGCAAGAACTTTTTTCCACTGGTATGTCCAGCACACTGGCACCAGGATTGTTATGGCAATCGGCGGGACCGTCATTCTCGACATAGCGCAGACCGGAGGCCCGGTCGTCTTGCGAAGCGCGTACATAGGAAACGCCAACCTCGGCGGCGCCATTCGTCCTCTTGATGATTTGCGCCTGACGGGTAGGCTGGTTTATGGACCGGGAGGCCAGCGATACCTTGGAGACGCGCCAGACGGCAATGTATCCGCACCTCCGCTCTCCATCGAATACAAGGTCTTGAATTTTGGAGCGGCTGCTGCTGTTGATGTCAGAAAAGTAGCCGATGATTTAATGATTCGTGCGGGATATGATCTAAATGAATATGACAATGTTGCATTAGATGCATATACAAAACCTCTAAGGGCTTTGGCTATCGGTCAAAATTCAAACACCCGAACGCCTCTTGAGATTCTTCAGAAAGCATGGTTTTTTGAAGTTAGCAAATCAGACAAGATATACATTCGACCGAGAGCAACAACTTCCATGGTCACTATCCCTTGGGAGGACTTAGGGGCTGGCGAAGGTATGGATAACAGCTCCGAGCCTTTGGTGCTTCAGGTTGGAAGCGACCTAGAAGTTCCCGCTCAGGTAGCTTTGTCGTACAACAACATGGAGTCGGACTACAACGTCGCAACGGAGTATTCAGACCGACTAATCAGCGAACAGCAAAGCGTCACAACGGTTCAATTTCCGTTAGGGATGTTGTCTTCAGAAGCTAAAGGCGTGGTCGATGCCATGCTGTTCGATCAGGTGGCGGGGTTGACCACAACGACGATCAGCGTTCCTCTTAAGTATGCTTTTGTCGAGCCCGGAGACGTCATCACGGCGGTGAACTTTGACGGCAGGGAATACCGCCTAAGAGTCATCACCAAGCGCGAAACGATGAGCGTCCTGACGTTTGAGTGTGCGCTTGATGATGTGGGGGCATTGACTTCTGCGAGTATCACAGACAGTGGATACATCAGCGTGACCGATCCGGCCCGCGTTGCGAAGACGTTGTTTGAAGCGATGGACATTCCGATCCTTCGGGATGCCGACGATGGGCCAGGATACTACGCTGCGGTGGGGGCTGACCGCATCTCCACCGATGACGAATGGGACGGCGCGGTCTATGTTCAAGCATTCAGCCCGAATGCCTACGAACAGGAATTTATCACGGGTGAATCGTGCGTGATGGGAGAATGCCTGACCACACTTGGCAACTCGACAGGCGGCAACGTCTTTGACGAGTCCAACACGCTGGATGTCGAGGTTATTGGGGAGCTTTCTTCAACAACTCGAAACGCCATGCTGGATGACCTGACGATCAATGCCATGAAGGTGGGCGCGGAGATTATTCGATTTAGGTTTGCGACACTGCTGTCCAATGATGGAGCGAAGAATACTTATCGGCTGTCCTCATTGCTTCGCGGGCAAAGGGGTACGGAATGGGCCATCGGTGGGCACACATCCGGTGAAACGTGCGTTCTACTGAATAACGCCATTCGGCGCGTGGGGTCTACATTGACTCAAATCGGCCAAGAGCGGGACGTCAAAGGCGTGACGCTGAATACGTTGTTGTCCGATGTGGAAGATGTTCAATTCACTGATACGGGCGTTGGTCTCAAACCGTTCAGCCCTGCTAACGTGGTTGCCTTGGCGAGTGGATCGGATGTAATAGTAGTGACATGGCAGCGGCGCACCCGTCTTGCTGTCCGCTATGGCGGCGCTGTGGATCAGTTCGTACCGCTAGGTGAAGTATCCGAACAGTACCGGGTCGAGATTTTCGATGGCTCAAATTTGGTCCGGACGGAAACAGTCACGACACCGGCATACACATACCCAGCCGCAGACATTGCATCCGATGGATTCGGCCCCGGCGATCCCATTACATTTAGCGTTTCCCAGTTGTCTGCCATCGTAGGTGCTGGGTACAACACAGAAACCGAAGGAATCGCGCCATGAGTCTTCAACAATGGGTCAATTCACAGGCCAATCCAGAAGTTCCCGTTAATGAGAACTTCGCGGTATTGTCTGCGTTGGCAGTTTATGGCCGCGATCCGACAACAACAACCGGACTGACATGGGGATATATCGGCGGGCGTTGGGGTGGCTTTGCCATCACCGCCGCGACGCTGACGCTAACGGCCGGCAGCACGAACTACATCACGGTCGCTCGTTCGACTGGCGTCATCAGCACGGCCACGACGGACACAAACTGGAACGACACCGACAATCATGCACGGGCCTATCTGGTGACGACGGGCGTCAGTACGGTGATGAGCTTCGAGGATCACCGGACGGGGACGGGTGGCGTGATCGGAGCGCCGGTTCCTTCTGGCGGCGGTACGCCGGTTGCCATACCTGTTGCTTGCAGCGATGAAATTACCGCACTGACGACCGGAGCAGCAAAAGTCACGTTCCGCATGCCGTTCGCAATGACGCTAACAGCGGTAAGGGCGAGCGTGACGACCGCCCCGACCGGATCGCTGCTCACGGTCGACATCAACGAAGGCGGCGCCTCTATTTTGTCAACGCCGCTCACAATCGATGACGGCGAAAAGACCAGCACGACCGCCGCGACACCGGCTGTCATCAGCGACACCGCTCTCGCAGATGACGCTGAAATCACAATAGACGTTGACGCCGTGGGCAGCACCGTAGCCGGGGCGGGCCTGAAGGTTTATTTGATCGGCACTACACCATGAGGCGGCTTTACTCTCTTTTGCGGCAGCGCGGGGTTTTGCTGAACCCGTTTCGGTTTGTTTCTGCCGCGCCGCCTCCGCCTCCGCCTCCTAGCGGCAATGACTTTTCTTTTGCAGGCCAAACGGCCTACACGCCGCCAGCAGCAACGGCTGTCAACTTCACATTTGCGTAAAGGATAAATGCAATGGCTTGGGAAATTTACAGATGGGACGACGCGGGTGCGCCAACGTTAAATGGGCGAGCTGGCTCGATGATCGGCGTGTTGGATGCCGTGCTGGTTAACGGCTACGGCGTAAAATCTGCCGCTGGCTGGACGAAAGCGTTCAGCGGGACCAACGTCGCGGTGTATCGCCAAGGCACAGGCTCAAACCAGTTCTACTTGCGGGTTGACAATTCAACGAACGCAGTCGCCTCTGGGGTCATCGGCTATGAAACGATGTCCAATGTCAATACCGGCACCGGGCCATTCCCGACCGACGGACAAGTGTCTGGTGGGCTTTTCATGCGTCAGTCTGCATCAACTGATGCGACTGCTCGGGCATGGCTCATAGCCGCTGATGAAAAGCGGTTTTTCTTTTGGGTCAACAGCGATAACGCTGCTACTTCGGGGCTGAGCACGGCCGCTGGAGTTCCAGCGATGTATTTTGGCGATATTTTTAGTGATGTTGCTGGAGATGCCTATCACACAGTAATAATCGCTTCAACTAACACGCCGATCAACAGCCATCAATTGGCGATGCAAACCACCTCTATTGGCAGCGCAATACCTGGACACTTCATGGCAAGAGCGTCATCGCAACTCGGAGGGTCTATTCAGGTTCTTAAGACCTGCACAAACATGGTTTCTTCTAACCCAACAATTGGAGCCGCCGGATTAGGCTATCCGGACCCCGCGACTACGGGATTGGTGTTGCTACCAATCATCATGCAAGAATTCATTTCTGCAAATCTGACAATTCGCGGGCGTTTGCCGGGTTTGTGGGGAGTCGCGCATTCCAACACAGCCGGGAATCCCGGAGATACGCTTTCTGGCTCTGTCAGCGGCGGCTTAAACGGGAAGACGTTTGTGATTTTGGATGTAGCCGCTGGAAGCGGTCGCGGCAGACTTGCCCTCGAAACGTCGAATACCATATCTTAAAGGGAAGTGATCGACATGGCTGATTTAGGCGCTATTGCATACACAAAACAGACGGCCCCAAGTCACATAGCGAATCGTATCTCGGGCACTGTGACCGACGACGTTTCCGCGCCAGCCAGCCGCCGCCTGATGGTATTGTCGAGAGCCTCTGTGACAGCAAACAGGCAACCGGCAATAATCTGTCATAGATTCAGCAAAAGCACCGATGGAACCTACGTTGCTGGTGTCGGGTTGAACACGACCGACATTGACGTAATTTGTTATGACGACGATGCGGGCACGGTGTATAACGCTTTGATTAAATCAAACGTCTCTGTTTGATTCTGACGGGGGGCCAACGTGAGCGACGACTGGAACACACCACCTCCGAAACCGCTTAGCGCTTGGGGCATGACGCCACGCGAACCACGATGGAAATTTGACCCCACGGTCAATCTCGGGCATGTCCTGACGTTTGCCGGGTTTATGATGACCATCATCAAAGGACATGCGCGCTACACCGCCAACTTTGCCCCGCCATCCGCCCCATTCCCAACGTCTTAAAATTCAGAGAGGAAACCCGTGACAGACCCGCAATTAAAACCCGGCATCCGATTTGACCCGACCATCAACCTAGGGCACGTCTTGACGTTCCTGGGGTTTCTGATCGCGATTTTCGCGGCATGGGTCAACTTGGACAAACGGGTGGTGATTCTTGAAGAAAATAAGCGCACACAGCACCAGATCGACAAGGCGCAGGACGCACTGTTGCAACAAAACCTGATTCAGATCAGGGAAACGCTGAACGATATGCGCACCGGCATTAATCGACTGAATGATCGGATTGACCGGGTATCGACGCCCGTTCGTTGAAGGGTGAATCATGAGCCAGCCCGTCACCACCCCCATCCGCTTCTTCACGGCCGCTGAGCTGGAATGCAAGGGTAGTCGCGTCAACGGCCGACCCGGCACGGGCGTGATCAAGATGCACCCGACGTTTGCGACGGAGTTGGTCCGGCTGCGCGAAGCCTGGGGCCGCCCCGTGGTCCCCAACAGTGTGTGCCGCACCCCTGCGCACAACCGTGCCGTTGGTGGCCACGTCCGCAGCCTGCATTTGACCGACAACCCGCACTGGCCCACCCTGGGCTGCATGGCCATGGATTGGCCGTGGCGCTCCTGGACGAAGGCTGACCAGATCGCTTTTGCCCGCCTGGCGTGGCGCATGGGCTGGTCCGTGGGCTTGCATGACGGGTTCTGCCACCTGGATCGTCGTGCGGATCTGCGCTTGCGCGAACTGCCGCAAGCGGTGTTCCTGTACGGCACCTGGACGGGCCGCTTCGGTCCTGCAGAGGTGCGCCAGTGACCACCGCCGACCGCTGGAAGAACCGCCGC